TATACTTTGCCAAATGGCAATATTTAATTGAGTTTTGGCCGCATATAAATTGACAATCTAGGAAGTGTAATTGTGCCAAATTCAGTAATTATACTGCGCATATTGTAACATATTTAAACATTATTTGTTATAAGATTGCATGAATTTTGATAGATATATCATGCATAATGTATCATATAAGGCACTAATGATGGCTTTATGCGACATTTAAGAAACATTAAAATTAAATGCAAATGGATATAAATAGGAGCAAAATAAAAAATTATCAATAAAAACATATAAAATATGGCAACAAAAAAAATAGCAAAAGAATTATATTGTAAGTATATAGATGCAATGCCACACCCAGAACTTTCAAATATAGCAACTTATGTTATTGCTAAAAGATGTTCTTTAATTGCAATAGATGAGGTATTAAAATTTTCAAAAGCACATGGGTTTATTGGATTAACAGAAGAATATAAACAAGTTAAAAAAGAAATAGAAAAATTATGAAAACAGCAATGCAAGAATTAATTGATTGGGGTGATGAAATGCTATTTAAACATCCACAAAAGATTTTAGGATTTGGAGAGGCTATTGATAAAGCAGAAGAACTACTTGAAAAAGAAAAAGAGCAGATATGTAATGCCTATACCGATGGATTAGAAGGGCCGTATGTAGGAGCAGAAGAATACTACAACCAAACATACAACAATAATCAATGCAAATCTGCGTAGAATAGTACCATTATTCACCGCATCAACAAAGAATCCTTGGCAACTTCAAACCGTTACAATCTGTCACGCTTTCGTTAATATTTGTGACATAAATTATAAAAAGTTGTTGTACCTAAATTATAAACTGCTGCTGATATTAATAACTTTATTTTAAATGTGAATAAGTTTATTTTAATTTTATGAAATGTTAGAGAAAGACTTACACAGGTTGGTTTGCGACTACATAAGAAAAATTTATCCCTATGTTATATTTAGGACTGACTTTAGTTCAGGAATGCGAATGAGCATAGGGATGGCTAAGCGACATAAAGCACTGCAATATTCAAATGCTTATCCTGATTTATTTTTAGCAGAAGCACGAAAGGGTTATAATGGATTCTTTATTGAATTAAAAACAATAAACAATGTAGTATTTAAAAAAGATGGTTCAATGAGAAAGAACGCACATCATGAAGAACAGGAAACAATGATGATTAAATTAAGGGGTAAGGGATATAAAGCCGAATTTGGATTAGGTTTTGGACATACAATTAAATTAATAAACGAATATTTAAACCAATGAACGAAGAAAAAAAACAACAAATCAGATTGGGAAGCGGTAAAAAAATTAACGATACTTTCCTAAGTTCAAGCCTGTGTATTACGGATGCCTTAGAGCATTCATACGAATACAATGGTAAGAAGTATATTAAATTAAACATTAGCATTTATCCTGAACCTGACCAGTACGGAAAGAATGTAAAGATTACATTGAATGATTACGACCCGAAGGCAAAGGGGGATACAAAAGCAATAAGTATTAATTCAAAAGATGATTTACCTTTTTAATGAAAAACCACACAAAAATATATTTAAAGTATTTTGGCTATGGCATTGAGGATTACATTCCTTGTGAAGTATGCGATAATAAAGCGGTAGACATACACCATATAGAAGCACGTGGGATGGGTGGCAGCAAAGAGAAAGATTCAATTGAAAACCTTATGGCATTGTGCAGGCAATGCCATTTTGATTTGGGCGATAAAGAACAGTATATGCAATTTTTAAAAGATAAACATAATGAACTTATTAGAAGAGATTAACCAGGACTTACAAAAGCGAGAAGCTAAAGGGATTAAAACTTACGGAACTACTTTAGATGGTGCGGATTTAAATAAAGAGCAATTATTAAATCACTTATACGAAGAACTGCTTGATGCAGCTTTTTATATCAAAAAATTAATTAATGATAAGTCAAATAATTAGTATTAATAAGTTAAAAAATAATACTGGACAAATAGAAGGACTACCTAAAAATCCAAGATTATTGAAGGATGACAAGTTTAAAAAGCTAGTTAAGTCAATTAAGGATGACCCAGAAATGTTACAATTAAGGGAAGTCATTGCTTATGAATTAAATAATGAGTTAATAGTTATTGCAGGTAATATGAGATTAGGTGCTTGTAAAGAATTAGGACTGAAGGAAATACCTGTTAAAATACTGCCACAAGATACATCAGTAGAAAAATTAAAAGCCTATACAATTAAAGACAATTTAGGATATGGCGAATGGTCTTGGGATGACATTGCTAATGAATGGGACATGGAGCAGCTTGAAGGTTGGGGAATGGATTTACCTGTATTTGATTATAAAGAAATAAAAGCAGAAGAAGATGATTTTGATGTGCCGGATGGTGGATTAGAAACTGATATTGTAATAGGAGATTTATTTGAGATAGGAGAGCATAGGTTGCTTTGTGGAAGTAGTACAAATGCAGACGATGTTATTAAATTAATGAATGGAAATAAAGCAAATATGGTATTTACTGACCCGCCTTATGGAGTAAGTTATGTAGGTGGTGTTATACACGGAAACAAAATAAACACAAATCATAAAAGGGATATGCTTAAAAATGATGAAATTGATGTTTATGCTGACTTTATTTCGTTATTGCCTTTAGTTATAGATAATGGTGCTTTATATATATTTTATGCAACAAGAAATTCTTATGAATTATTTAAACCATTAAAAGAAAATGGGATTGATATAATGGCTGTTTTGGCTTGGATTAAAATTAATACAGGTTATGCAGATATGAATAGTCATTACAAAAATAGATATGAACCATTTGTGTATTGTAAAATTGGACAAAAAACTAATTTTATTGGAGCAACAACAGAAAATACAACTTGGGAAATAGAAAAAGACAGAAATAATAAATTGCATCCAACACAAAAACCAATAAGTGTTCCATTAAGGGCAATTGGTAACCACGATGCGGAAATAATAGCAGATTTGTTTAGCGGTAGCGGTTCAACAATGGTAGCATCACACCAGCTTAAACGCAAATGCTATGGTATGGAACTTGATCCAAAGTATTGCCAAGTGATAGTAAACAGAATGCTTAAACTTGACCCAACATTAAATATTAAAAGAAATGGGATTGATGAAACACAAAAATGGTTAGATGAACAAGTGTAATGATATAGTTTTAGAGATATATAACCATCCTGACCTAATAAAAGCAATAAGCAAAACAAAGCCTGAATCAATACAAGACGATTTAAGACAAGAAATAGCAGTTAGCTTACTACTTCAGCCTTGTGATAAGATAAGCGCACTATTCGCTTCTAATAACTTATTAAGGTATGCTATTAAGATATGTTGGTTTATGGCTACTTCTAAAACATCAGAATTTTATTACAAGTATAAAAAAAGTGATTTATTAAAGGCGGTTGAATATTTTAATAGTCAGTTAGATTTACCGATTATCCCTGAAAGTTTAGCAGAAGAGGCAACAAAAGCGCTTACAAAGAATAACATAGATATTGAAACCGACCACGAAATAAGAATATTTAATAAATACGTAGAACTTGGAAGCAATAGAAAGGTAGCAGAGTATTACGGAATACCAGTTAACCACGTATGTAATATTACTAACAAAGTTAAAAAAGAATTAAAATGTTTATTATACCAATAGCAGCATTCACGTTTGCTTATTATTTCATTAATGTATTTAATGGTCATATCATATTAAAAAGAATATTCAAAATTCCTTTAGTAAAAAGACTAAGACCATTTGATTGTATTCAATGCTTAACAGTATGGAGTGCTTTACTATTTACGTTCTTACCTATTCATATAGTCGAATTAATAGCAGTAATATTTGCAGCAGGATTTATATCAATTAAGATTAAGTAGATACAAAAGTAGATACAAAAGCATGAACATAATAGGATTAACACATAAGGAATCAGGATGCGGATATCATAGAGTAATACTACCACTTGCTTTTATGGATAATATAAAGGGTTATGTAACTAACTTTATAACGGAAGATAAGACAGATGATTGGGATATTTTAGTTTATAATAGGATATGCCAGTACGATATTAATTGGAACAAAACAAAGGAACTGCTTGGGTGTAAGGTAGTTATGGATATTGATGACCATTGGGATTTACCTTATAATCATATCAATTACCAATCTTATCAAGACATGGGTAAGAGGATTGAAACAAATATATCTGAAGCGGACTTAGTTACGGTTACCAATCAAGCATTATTGAATAAAGTAAAGCAGTTTACAGACAAGGCGGTAATAATGCCGAATGCTTTACCTTATGGTATTAATCAGTTTACAGATATAAAAGTAGAATCTGACAAGGTAAGGTTATTTTGGTGCGGTTCGGTAAGTCATGAGAACGATATAAAAATACTTAGAGAACCACTTAAAAGATTAACTGGTAATATTCAAATGGTAATGGGTGGATATAATGATAGCGACCCTTTAACAAAATCAATATGGGATAGGATGTTTTCAATGTTTGCTGGTAAGCATCCATCGGT